ACTCAAAACGGATAAATTGCGAGGTGGTAAGTGTTGCCGTTGTTTCCGTAGCTCTTACTGATTTTTCGTTAGAATTAGCAACGTAGTTTACCGTTGTTTCATCTGTAAGACCTTCAACGCCTACTGTTGCCACGGAAGCAAAAAAGCTAATGGTATCACCGTTTGTTTGTGATGGGATAGCTTCTACGCTTACGTTGTTTGCATCAACATAGGTTACTTGGCGTACTGTATTTGAACGCGTGCGGTTAATAATATGGTCTCCCGTCGCAAGAGGGTGTCCAGTTATACGAATGTTTGTGGTGGTTGTGCCTACTTCTGCTGAAGACGTAGTTCCTCCATCATCTACGCTTAAAGATAGCCCGTTAAACTTTGATTTTAGTACCCATTCACGAGAAGCATTATTGCCTTGGACAACCTGTGAATATCTTGCAGTAGAAGTTTTTTCTCCACCTCGTACTAAAATACGGTTGCCGAGCTGTGAAGCGTCAACATCAATGCTTAAATCGTCAAAGTTTTCACCACTTGAAGTTATCTCAAACGGTGCAGGCTCGTTTGCTTGCACAAAAAAGTGAATATCTCGCTCGTAGTCAACGTACCAAGAGTACGCAAAAGACTTGGCTAAGGTGTTCACGATAGCAGATGGCTTAAGCGACGGCGCGCGAAACTCGCTGAAAATGTTGGAAGATTCAACATTAAACAGTGTAAAACTCCCCGATTGATTCACACGCAAGCCGTTTACACGGATAGTTCCGTTTGCCGTTTCTGCGATAACAAAGGCGCAATAATCTAATGCCGTCCAGTCAGGCGTACCAGTAGCCGTTCCGCTTGGTAACTTGACCTTGCAATATTGCCAGTCAGTTGTGTTTTCTAGCGTAATAGGCAACGCAAGATAGTTTGAAGCATCTGAACCAATACGAACGGTCAAAGAGGTTATATCGGCAAAATCCGTAGTCTTCACCCAAAGCATCAACTCGCCTTCTAACGGTTGCCCAGTAGATGCACCCGTAAGAACGGAAACGTCTCTTGCTGTTGGCGTACCGCTAAACGTGGCTGTACCGCCAGAAAATACCCAAGAAAACACGGCGGAAGCCGTTGCCTCCATATAGTCGGCTGTATCCACCGTTGGATTCGAGCCGTCGCCAGATTCCGTATATTCCGCTTGAATAGCCGTATTATCGGCGTAAGAAAGTGTATCAATAGTAGAATTATAGTTGACCGTGGTATTCACGAAGTCATTGATGATATACCGCGCATCTACGTCTTCCCATGTATCAGACACGAGCTTTTTATCAAATATCTTTGTGTAATCAATCGCTGTTACGTTGTACTCAATAACACTCAAAGAACCAACGTTCTCATCTTCTACGCCAGAGATGACCCCACCAAAGAGAAGAATACCTATCTTGTCATCTTCTGCCACGCTTCCGCTAGGTGAAGCTGTGAGAACGATTGTACGGGTGCTTTCCGTATAGCTTAAAACGTGGCACACTTCTTCATCTGCATCACCGATACGTATAAAGAGACGTTGACCTACACGAAAACGCTCAGTATCTACTTGATACGAGTCTTTAAGAACGATTGTCGCCCCCGTAGCGGAAGCAACAAGAGCATACGCGAAAATGCGTATATCTTGGTTTTCCACGGGCTTTGTCCCTTGAAAGACGCGAAAAGAAGCATTATCTGTACGCTGTTGGATTTGATTTGTGATTTTAAGAGTGGAAGCTTGGACATCACCCGTTCTATCCGTTCCGTTAATCTCGTAAAGCATCATACAGTTGCAGTAGACATTTTGACGGTGCGAGTAAGTTCACGTCCAATGCGTTCTATAAGGTCTTCACCAGTAACATCACCATTTACAATGATGGTAAGGTTTTGCCCACCCACGCCGTAGTTTCGCCCACGGGAAAGAGGCACAACGGCTTCGGGTCCTGCTTCTCCAATCATGGCAAGGGTTGGCTTATTTACAATACCGCCATCTGCAAGCATAGGGATTTGCGGGATTTCGGGGGAGCTAATACCACTGATTTTTGAACCAGCTTGTACAACCATATTTACAAAGCCAAGCACTTTGTTAATTTTGGCAATAATCCAGTTTAATGTGTCAGCAATAACGGCTTTTACTGAATCAAACACGCTTAAAGCAACGTTTTTTACGCCCTCCCATAATGAAGCAAACACTTCTCTAATAGGCTCAACCCAGTTACGAATCTTCTCGCCAATAGCTTCGAGGGCACTAAATATCGCAATTTTTGTAGCATTCCAAGCTATGCTCGTTGCTAGCTTTATATCAGACCAGACCTTCTTGAACCATCCGCTTAAAATAGCCAGTTTTTCATTAATCCAAGCGAGGGTTGATTCCCATACTTCCTTAATTACTCCTTTGATAACTATCCACCACCACTCGATGGTCGCGGCGATTCCCTCCATGTGGTAGATAATATCAAAACCCATCAAAGCGAAAATACCGACGATAAAGTTCCAGATAAAGTTTCCAATAACCTCAAAAACTTCTTTTATGCGTTGCCACTTCTCAGATATAGCGTTGCTTATTTCTTCCATCTTTTCACTTATGGCGGATTTAATGGACACCCAAGAGGCTGTAACCCAAGCAACGATTTCTGCTACTTTTTCAGATATCCATGTTGATATGGCTGTCCATACTTCTATTGCTTTTGCTTTAATCCAATCCCAGTTTTTTACGATAAGATAGCCTATGGCGATAACGGCAGTGATAGCTGCTATAACTAACCCGACGGGGGAAGTAACAGCAAGCCACATCCCAATAGCTGCAACTTTAACGGCAACAAAACCTGCAACGATTGTTGGAATAAACCCAACAATAAGCCCTAAAGCACCCAAAAACAAAGTAACTGCCGTTGTAATACCAAGCACCGTAGCAATAGTAGTTTTTTGCTCTTCTGATAGCGCATTAAATCTATCCAAAAGACCAGTTAAAATATCGGCTAATTGACGAAGCATAGGCGCAAATTGAGCACCAATAGCCAGCATCAAACCGTCAAACGCACCAGATAAAAGTTCAATAGACCCAGCTAGGTTATCCATTTGAGTCTTTGCCATTCTATCCGCCGTCCCACCAGCCCCTTGCAATTCTTTTGTGTAATTTGATAGCTCGTTTGAACCAGCCGCAAGTAACACGTTGATTTCTTGGATTGCTTCCATGCCAAACAACGTTGCCGTGTAAGACATTTTTTGCTCTTGTGTCAAGCCTTTGAAGCTGTTTTCTAGCCTTCTAATCATTTCCGCTAACCCGACAAACTCTCCCTTCGCATTAAAAAACGAGATATTCAATAAGTCCATCACGCCCATCATCGCATCTGTTGGCTTTGTTAACCTTGTTAAGGCAGTACCAAGAGCGCGTGTTGCAATAGAACCTTGAATACCTGCGTTACCCAAAAGCCCAACTGCTGCGGAAGCCTCTTCTAATGACACGCCAAAAGCAGCAGCCGTAGGCGCAAAATATTTCATGGATTCAGATAACTGACTCATGTTCACGTTAGAAGATGTTACTGTTGCGGCAAGTACATCAACGACACGAATTGTCTCATCAGCAGTTAAACGAAAGCCAGTTAACACATTTGAAGCAATATCAGCAGCACTAGCCAAGTCTGTATTTGAAGCAGCAGCTAAGTTCATAGTTGCTGGCATTGCTTGCATGATTTCTTTTGCGTTAAAGCCAGCCATACCGAGGAACGTCATGCCTTCAGCTGCTTCTTTTGCCGTAAACTTAGTTGTTGCACCAAGCTCCATAGCCAGCTTCGTCATGTCCTCCATCTCCTTGCCAGCAATGTTGGTAATGGCTTTGACGTTACTCATTTCCTTCTCGAAGTCCATGAAAACACTGACGGATTTACCAATAGCGGCAACACCAGCAACGCCGATTGCCGTCATGGCTGCACCAACTTTTTTGCTCGCATCAAAAAACTCCTCATTTGTGGCTTTGAGTCTTTTGCTTGTTTCTTCGAGTGGTTTGGTCATTTTGTCGACCAACTCAACTACAACGTCAAGATTTGTGTTTGCCATAGTATTACTTCTTCATCTTACCAGCTTTTTTACTTTCTCGCTCATCTCGTTCTGCTTGGCATTGCATAATATAGAAAAAGGCTTCCATACGAACAGAATCATATTTTTTCCAGTCCAAACCAAACTTTTCTGACATATAAAAATCACGGACTTCGTTATAGCCCGTAATTTCTTTTGTGCTGTTAGTTACAATTATGCGCCTGATGCAAGCTCTTTTTTTTTGTCCAGCCCGTACTGCGACATGACTTCACCCTGCAACGTCATGATGGTTTGTACATCAAGCTCGCCGACAAGTTCAGGCTTGTATGCGACAGGATTGCCTTCGTCGTCAAGAATATGCCAATCAGTAATTGCTTTACGCAAAATATTCATGGCTGTTTCAAGCTGTTGTTGCTTGCTTTCATTTTCCACGTTTCCAATCACAGATTGAAACTCGGAAAAGGAAAGGGCTACACGAATATCTACCCATTCCCCCTCGCCAAGCTCAACTCGGCGAGATTTCTTTGATGCAAGACGCGACATACTAGTAGCTCAAAACGTCGTTAATCAACAATGCCTTGTGCGAGTACCCAGACGTAGCAGAGCGGTAAATATCGAAGCTAATTTCTTGGTCAAGTAATGCGTCCTCTTCTACGGAAGGGTTAAACGGTTGGAATTGAACATTCGGCACACTCCATTCAATAGAATTGTAGAGCGTGGAAGTGATAAGTTCGCCCGTGTGCTTGATATGCAATGCGGTTGGCGTTGCACTACGAGAACGCTCGATAAGGGTGTTATTTTCGTAAGCAAGCTTGATAGAGCCAGTACCAGAGAGCTTTTTCAAGTGGTTTTTAACAGGGAAGCGATTTACCAAGTTCAAGCCGTTAGCTGCGTGGCGGTTTTCCATCTCATTTTCCAAGCCAAGTTCAAACTCTTCAACAGAAGCAGCAGAGGCAGTAAGAGCCAAAGTAGCCGTGTTCGCAAGACGAGCAACCGAGCCACCAATCCAAGAAAACTCCTTACCAATGGTGTACGTTGCAGTTTGTGGCGCAAGTACAATCAAATCGCCAACGGCAAGAGACGTTTCAAGGTTCGTAATGCTAAATGACGTTTCAGAAACAATTGCGCCAAGCGTGTGTGTTTTGACGGATGCGGCGGAAAAATCAAGAAACGCACCCGTTGAAGGACGAAACACTTTAATCGTATCTGCGGCGATAAGACCAGTTGTTTGGTCTACGGTGATGGTTTTTGCACCAGCACCAGAAGCTGTAATAGCCATTACCGTTGCGTGCTTAAACTCCCACAAAGCCATCACGCCAAGCTCGGCAGTCATGATGTTGTCTTCGTGCGTAATAGAATTGAGAGCGTTGAAGCGCAAGCCACCATAGCGGTATGCACGGTCATCATAGCCAATTTCTACGGTAAACGTAGGCAAGCTATTTTGTGGTGCTTTAAACTCATGCCCAAAAACAGAGCTTGCGTATGTTCCAAGCGTTGCAGTAAACCCAGACGTTCCACCTGTAAGCGTTTCGCCAATGGTAAGAGCGCCAGAAGGCGTTGCTACAAGAACGTACTCGCGTTCAGCAGATACGGCAATAACCACAGCAGTTTGCGAAGATGTGCCCCCTGTAAGCGTTTCGCCTACGGTAAAAGTACCGTTAGCACCAGATATAGGAAGATAAACACCCGTAGAGACTGCACCGTATACACCTTTCAAGAAGTAGCCAAGCGTTTTTGGCTCCATCTGAATGCCAATAGTTCCGCTTGGTGCTTCAATCAGGTCTTTTACAGGGTTAATGTTCAACGTACGATTGCCAATAATAGACGTTGAAGGGTTTGTTTTATATTGTGTTACAATATCCAAACTCGTAAAAGGAAAGAAAACGGCAGGCAATACGGCAGTTCCAGCAGTTACTTCACTACCGATAGCTGCATACATTTGGCGAGAGTACATACGTTATTTTTTGTTGGATTTAATAGTTTTAGGCTCTTCTTTTACTTCCTCCTTAGATTCTACCGCTTGCAAGCGCTCAACAAGCGTATGCGCTAGCTGGTCAGGCAAGCAGTATGTTTCCCCCTTGAGAAACATGGGCATTGATGGAACAAGACAATCGGAAAGCATGGTAATTTTCATACGTTGATATTATAGCACGGTCTAGGCTTTTCGCGTAAAAGTATCGTAAGCGTCAAATGTTACTTCTGCGCCTACGAACAAATCAACGCCATTTAGTTCAGGTTCGTAGTTCACGGCAATATTGTTTAAGTAGATAT